TTGAATACCTTTATCATTAGGAAACACAACATGATTTCCTTCTTTTACTGTTTTACAGTTTGGTCCAGCTAAAAGAACGACACCAATTCTCCAAGTGTGCTGAACTGCATTAATAGGAAGCCAGATATTACCTCGTTTGATTTCAGTTCCTGCTTCGTTAATATCAACGTATTGAACCATTAAAATGTCATCCAATACTTTGGTTAAGTTCCAACCGTTCAATTCAAAGTCATTACCTTTGTATTTGTCGATTTGAACTAATCCTCTTACTAAGTCTTCTTGTTCGGGTCTTGCGATCATATATTTTATTTAACTGCTTGTTTAAGTTCTGCAAGTGTTTTTTCGTACATTTCTATTTCTTTTACAGAACACTGCATGGAAAATGCTAAGTTTGAATAATCATCGTTTGATTTTTCTTTGGCAGATTTTTTTATATAAGTTATCTTCTTTGTAATCTTTGGAAGAATAGTTCGGAAAAAACTACCAATAAAATTAGGATCAGAAAGATTCTGATTTTTTGTTAGAAGCCACCTATTTGTGGTCGCATTTACCATTTGTGCTATCGTAGGATCAGCCATACTAAGCCAACGATTGACAATAAAAGGACTTACGGGAGATTGATCTCCATTTCCTTTGAATTTTTTCTTTAAAATCCAATCTAAATAAACGAATAAACTATCGTCGTAAGTTTTTTTGGTCATTATTCAATTTTTCCGTATTTTTCTTTAAACTTCCCAGCACTTTCATGCCATTCGGGAGTATTCATACTATCACCTAATCCAAAATGTACAACACGAATCGGATAAACACCCATTTTAAGTTTATTCTTATTAGCATTTAAGCAAAAAGTAATATCATAATGATGAAATGCGAAATCTTCATCAAATCTTGTATTACTATCAAGTAATTTTGCAACATCAACAGCAATAAACAATCCATCAAGGATTAAAACTCGATTTGGAGTCTTACCAAAAACTGTTGTCCAGTTAGCTCCTCCTCTACTGTGTGTTACTTCTCCTACTAAATCTTCTCTAGGAGCCATTAAATGCCATGCAGGATGATCAGCAGCAATATTACAGGATTTTGCTCCCGCTAATCCGACAATATCAAATTTTTCAAAAGCCAAGTTCAATTTATCAAAGAAAAAAAGATCTTCGATAAGAACATCATCATGAACAAAAATAATTTTTGATCCTCTAGTCTCTTCACAGATAAATCTGTTATATACTTTAGTAAGAGGTTCTTTGTTTTCATAAACAACAGCTGCTTTTATATCCATTTTATCCAAAAAAATGGCAATTGCACTTTTTTCTTGAAATTCTTGCTGTGAATAGGGAGTTGCTACTACAAATTTATAATCGTTCATATTGTTATTTTTTAAATTTACACTAATTAGAGTGTAAATATACATATACTATAGTCATGTCTACCATAAAAATCAACAAGCAAAAGAAAAAAAAGAACCCAAATTCCACAATTCCTAAAGAATGTTGCTGTGCAAGAAAGGAAAGAAAGCGTATTTTAGGTGGAAACACTGGTGCGTACCTCGATCCTAAGAATAAAGCTGCTATCGATGCGATTGTAAAGGGTCAAGCTCCGATGATATCTGATAGTGCTGTCCCTTTTATGCGTAGCTTCTTCAATGCTCTTCTTTCAGAAGCTGAAGGAGATGAGGTTTCCGCTCCACCCGAAGCAGAAGTTACTGATGTTCCTCCTGCTCCTCAATCACCAGATGAATTTACTCCAGAAAGAACCCAGCAGAGCTTTAAAAACTCTTTAGATGGACAAACTCCAGAAGATGAATTTGATGTTGAAGGTGTAGATCCTAATGTTTCTGCTGAAAGTATCAAACAAATCAAACAATGGTCAGAAAAACTTGATAGTTTTGCTGAATTCTTAAACGATCCTTCCACACAGTCTTTGCACAAAATTCTTGCTGATAATGATCGTGCTGGTAGCTTACTTCGTGGTGTAACCCGTAAAGCTTCTGATTCTATTACTCGTATCGCTGGTGAAATTGAAAAGTTAAAGGAAGTTCTTAATTCCTTTATCATCATGGCTCCTAAAAAGCTTCGTGATACTGAGCAATTAAGGGGATAGTTTTATGGACAGAGATAGTACTCTGTTAGAAGAAGCTTATTTACAAATAGCTGAAATGTATTATGGCTATAGTTCATCTGATTATGATAGGGGAGACTCAGATCCAGTTTCAGTAACTGAAGATTTATCTTTCTTTCTTCCAGACCCAATTATTATTGGAAATAAAACTTATATAGTTCATTTTTATTGCGATTCTGCTTCGGCAAAGGCAAGTCCTAATGTAGATCGCAAAAAAGATGTAGATTTTTCATACGATGATCAACAAATTTTAATTTGGGATGCTGATAAGACTCCAGAAATATGGAATTTCTTTAATGAAAATAAAGATAAATCTTTTGTAGATAATTTTTCGGATGAACTTATTAAATCGGCAATTGTAAATTATCCAGACAAAAATCCAGACTTTATATCAAAATATAAATTTAATCCTGTATATGGAAAAATAATAAGAGATATCTGGGAAATAGCTGATGATATTATGTGGGATAAATGGGTTTCTGATGCTGAATAAAATTAATATAAATTTTCTAATATAAACTTATAATCTATTTCATTTAAGTTTTCTGCAATTACCCATTCATTAAAATCCTTATAAGGCTTGTCGGGCCATTTGAATACCTTTTCTTTTCTGTCTAAAAGTTTAACAATGTTATCTTTAGCTGTCTGATCCATCTTTGGATTATCCAATACCCAAATTTTTTCATGGAAAGGAAATCTAGCTAACTGTTTCTCCTGCAATTCGGTTAACGTAAGTCCTGCTACAGCAACCCCATTACGAACCATAATGGCATCTAGGGCTCCTTCAAATAAGAAAATGCTATCAATGCTAGGGTCTATCCGATCTATACCAAAAACTGTCTTATCTGCTCCACTTTTACCCAAATATCTAGGCTTGGAATCGTCCAAAGCTCTTGTCTGGTAAAAAACTATTTTTTTATCAAAATCATAATAAGGAATACATAGTCTATTCTTGTGAAAATTGTCTTTGAGACTGATATAATACGCAGGATTTTTGTTTACTGCTGTGTTTAGCTTTCTTTCTTCAATATATTCCAATGCTTTTTGGAAATATTTGTTGGTTCCGTAAAAACATCTCTGCTGAATATCATTCAAATTAATAGAGTCGTAAGGTAAAACCGAAGATTCCTTCTGTACAAACTTCTTTTTTGATATTTCTTGGGTAAGATCCCTAGAGAAGTTACCAGAAAATGCTTCTGCATAGATTTCTTCTCTAGTCATTCCGCTGTTTTGCTCAATCCAAGCATAAGCATTCCAGTTTTGTGTGCAATTAAAACAATAAAAACTGTTTGATTCTGGATAAAAGTACAATCTTTTCTTTTTTAACCAACTTTTACCTTCTCTACATACAGGACATGATCCATTATAGATTTTATTGTACTTATTATAGCTCGGACCACCAGCATATGTATAGAATTTCTCTAATACATAATTAGATGGCAGTTGTTTCATGCCATGACTATAAACAATATTTTATAGATGTCAATCTAAACCGTATCCGCCTTTCCAACCAAAACGTCGCATACTTTCGGGATCTTCAAATGCTCTTTGAGAATCAAATTCTTCATAATCCCTAGAACCTATAGTTCTTCTGAAAGCATCTGCTGCTTCACGGCTTGCTAAAAAGGGATTTCTCATTTCCTCATCTTCTTCATCAGATTCTTCTGGTGGTCTTAAACTTACAGCAAGTTTATTTTCAAGATTTCTACCAATATAATCCTTTTCAATTAAATTATTAATTATTTGAGCAGCTTCTTCATCATGAAGATAAAGTTGGTCTTCTATATAACGAATAACTTCATCATAATCGATAGATTCTTCTTGATTTCCAATAAATTCTAAAACTTTATCTTCTTCGGGAGATAATTCACGTTTTGCTGATGGTTCGATTTCTTCTTCCTCTTCTGCTTCTGAAGAAGCAGGAGCAGCAGCTGGTGTTACTGCATCAGTGTTATCGATAATAACATTGAGAAGAGCCTTTGAAAGATTTGCTACCAATGTTTTGCGATTTTCACCCTTATGTTTATAAGCTTTATGAGCAGCAGTTTCGATAAGATCCATCAAATCTCTATAGGTTGAAGGTTTATTCTCTGGATCTTCTACATATTCAGCAACTTCTAAAAGCATTGCTTTGAACTTTTCAACATCGATGTTTGGATAACGTTCTCTCTGTCTTTCTCCTCTACCAGCAAGAGTAGTACTAATGGCAGAATCTAATTCTCCAGATTCTACTTTTTGTTTAAGAGCATTTCCATCAACGGAAATATAAGAAAATTTTTCAGATTTCTTTTTACGTCCTTCCTCGATAAGAGGAGAGATGGATGAGATAATACTTTCGGCTAAAACGTCAAATTTCATAGTAAATGTATATTTATTTACCTTTTTTGGTATTAGAAATCTGTAATTATTCTTTTATCTTCTCCTGCATTTGCAGCTTCTTCGAGAGTAATATCAGAAATCAAGCTGGTTTCTTCACCGAAAGCTTTGCCATCTTTATCGAGATAAAGCTCCATAAGCTTAATTCTTTCTTCGGGGCTTCCGAAAATTTCAATAATAGGAGGAGCATCCGCAGCATCAAATACTCTGCCATCTGCTTGTTGATAAGATTGAACAAATACTTTAAAAATGTTATCAATTTCCTCTCTATACACTAGATCCTCTTCACGAAGTTCATCTTTTTCAAAAGCTACAGGAGCTATCTTGGTTAATGGGATGAAAAAGACAATATCAAGCATTTTTAATGCTTCACGAACAATAATTCTACACTCATCTAAAAATTTATCAGAGACTTTGCCGTTGAGATTAAGCCATGCTGAATACGCAAGATTATCAAGAACGCAACGATCAAAAATTACATTATCAGATTTAGAATATTTCTGCAATTGCTCACAAAGAGCATCTAAAATAAGTCTTTGGCTTTTCTCAGTTCCCTCTTTGGAATGAGGTAGTTTCTTTTTCTTTATGACATTTCTATATGACTCTTTTGGAGTTTCATAGTTGGGCCAGTTTTTTAGAAAATCCTTAATAAAGGTGGATTTTCCTGTGCAGTGCGTTCCAGATATTGCTAATTTCATGCTTTAATAAATTCTTCTTTTTCTTTTTCGATTTCGGGAAAATAATCTGTTAATTTTTCAGAAAATTCATCTTCATATT